GATGTAGGTAAGAAGTCGTTTGAAGGACGGCGTTACGCTGCTGACATCGAGGCAGGTAACAAGGCAATGACTGCGTTTATGAAAGTTATACGAGACGAACAGAAGCGTCTACGTAAACACAAGAAGCGCATCTGGAAACCAAGGTTCGTGTTTACACTGGGCAACCATGAGAACCGCATTGAACGTGCAGTAGAGAACGATGCAAAGCTTGAAGGACTGATGAGCTATGAAGATCTTAACCTCAAAGATTGGGAAGTTTATCCGTTTCTTCAGCCAGTTATTATTGATGGTGTTGCTTATTGCCATTACTTTACTAGCGGGGTCATGGGTAGGCCAGTCAGCAATGCAAAGCTTCTACTCCAAAAGAAACACATGTCAGCCGTCATGGGACACGTGCAAGACAGAGACATTGCATTCGACCGAGATGCATCAGGAAAGAGAATGACTGCGCTGTTTGCAGGAATCTATTACCAACACGATGAGGAGTACTTAAACCCACAGACGAATGGATCATGGTCTGGGCTATGGATGTTTAACGAAGTAAAGGACGGGGCGTTTGACGAGATGCCTATAAGCATGACGTATCTTCGGAGGCGGTATGGCTAGGACATTCGACGAAATGCTAGAGCTTATTGGTAACCACATCGACGAGATTACGTTACTGGAAGTACTAGAAATAAACTCAGAGGATATTGTTATAGCTTTTGCTGAGCGAATAAAGGATAACATGGAGAAGTTTAACGGCTTGGAGGAAGAGATAGATGACTACTGATAACTACAGAAACACAATGTTTAACGTAACATTGATGTCAGAGCATGACAAACCTTTGTTATTTTTTTACGACACAGAACCAGATGAAGTTCTTCCAGAGTATGCAAAATATAAAGCAAGGATAAGCGGCGACCTTAGAGCTGCCATTACAGCATCCTTTTTAAAAGAAGAGCGCGACACTTGGCTAGACCCAAAGATCATGGCGGATGTCGTTACAGAAGATAGAGAAGATATTGTTAATAGTTATAACAAAGTGATTGCAGATGTTGAAGCGAGGATTGAAGATGACTACTAAGTGTGATCGTAACGTACCCTTTGGTAACTCAATAGATGACGCTACGCCAGAGGAGTGGGACAAGAACCGCAAAGGTTACTGGACTAAACATGGAGGACTAGAGCGCGTCAAAGGAGACGACCCTGTTTCACGACCGGATCACTACAACACTGGCTCAATAGAGGCCATAGAAGCAATCAAAGCATCTATGCACCCGCAAGAGTTCAAGGGTTATCTCAAAGGTAACTGCATGAAGTATCTATGGCGGTATGAATACAAAGGCAAGCCAGTTGAAGACCTTCGTAAATGTCGCTGGTATCTTGAGAAGTTGATCGAGGAGAACATATGAAGGTCGTTGAGGGTAACTTCGGTAAGCCAACAGATAACGAAAGCAAAGCCTCTGAGATGTTCCAACTGTTAGCTAACCACTGCGCAGAGGAAGAGGCAGAAGGTGTTGAGATACAGGCTGTGGTTGTGACGTTTGTTGAAGGTGAGTCACTCGCTGTAGCATCAACTGTTAACTACCCTGACGGTGCTTATATGTTACTATCAATGGGCAAGGACAGTATCATGGAAGGGATACTAGGAGGAGGAGAGTGATAACCCCTTGTGTTAGCCAGTGTAGGCTCGTGAACGAACGCTGTGTTAGCTGCAAGAGAACACGCAACGAGATAGCACAGTGGTCACGGATGAACGAAGACGACCGCAAGAAGATCATTAAACAACTAGAGGAACGCTAATGGACGCATATCAACAATACATACACAAGTCTCGGTACGCACGTTACTTGCCTAACGAACAGCGCCGTGAGAACTGGGACGAAACAGTAGCGCGTTACGTTAACTACTGGATAGACAAGGGTAAGCTGAACGAAGATGACGCTAAGACGATAACCAAAGAGATCGAAGCACTCAACGTCATGCCTTCGATGCGAGCGTTGATGACAGCAGGTGAAGCCCTCGACCGAGATAACGTAGCCGGGTTTAACTGTAGCTACCTACCGATAGACCACCCTAAAGCGTTTGATGAGATGATGTACGTACTTATGTGCGGCACAGGTGTTGGCTTCAGTGTTGAACGCCAGTACATATCTAAACTACCTGAAGTAGCGGAGGATTTCCATGACACGGAGAGTATTGTACACGTCGCGGACAGTAAAATTGGATGGGCAAAGGCATACCGAGAGCTTATTGCCATGCTCTATACAGGTCAAGTGCCAAAGTGGGATACAAGCAGAGTACGACCTTCTGGTGCAACCCTCAGAACCTTTGGCGGCAGAGCGTCTGGCCCAGAACCTCTTGAAGATTTGTTCCGCTTCACCGTTGAAGTCTTTCGAGCAGCTTCTGGACGAAAGCTTAGTTCCATCGAGTGTCACGATATCTGCTGTAAGATTGCGCAGGTCGTCGTTGTCGGAGGAGTTAGGCGAAGTGCACTCATCAGTCTCAGTAATCTTACCGATGATCGAATTCGAAGAGCTAAGACAGGACAATGGTGGGTGGACAACCCGCAACGGGGTCTAGCTAACAACTCGGCGTGTTACACAGAGAAGCCTGACTTCCCTGCTTTCTTAAACGAATGGAAGAGCCTGTATGAGTCGTACTCAGGAGAACGAGGAATGTTCAGCCGAGTCGCAAGTCAGAAGCAAGCTGCAAAAAACGGCAGAAGAGATGCTGACTGGGACTTTGGGACGAACCCTTGCTCAGAAATTATCCTACGTCCTTATCAATTCTGTAACCTATCGGAAGTTGTTGTGCGGCCAGCCGATAGTCTCAAAGATCTCAAACGAAAAGTACGAGTTGCGGCTATCCTTGGAACTCTTCAAGCGACCCTGACAGACTTCCGTTACCTGCGTAAGGTGTGGAAAGATAACACGGAGGAAGAAGCACTACTGGGTGTGTCGTTAACAGGTATTATGGATCACCCTGTACTGTCAGGACGTGACACTGTAGGAGACGATGGAGATGCTAAACAACTTAAGAAGTGGCTTGCTGAGCTGCGTCAAGAAACTATACAGGCGAATAAAGAATGGGCTGCTAAACTTGGGATCAATCCTTCTACTGCTGTTACTGCTGTTAAGCCCAGTGGTACTGTCAGTCAGCTTGTTGATTCTGCTTCTGGAATTCACCCACGGTTCTCGCCACAGTACATTCGACGAGTAAGGGGTTCTGCTGACGATCCGTTATGCCGTGTGTTAGAGGCTGCTGGTGTTCCCGTAGAGGACGATGTGATGTCACCTAACACAAAGGTATTCAGCTTCGTACAGAAGGCTCCAGAGGGTGCTATATGCACGTCAGAGATGGGTGCTATGGAACAGCTACGGTTGTGGAAGATCTACCAGGATTACTGGTGTGAACATAAGCCCAGCATTACTGTTTACTACAAGGACTCTGAGTTCATGGAGGTAGGACAGTGGTTGTATAACAACTTCGATGACGTATCTGGTATCAGCTTCTTGCCGTACTCAGAACATACGTATCAGCAAGCACCGTATGAGGAGATAGACAAGGCCACCTACAACAAACTAGTGAAGGACATACCCAAGGTTATCGACTGGGACATCGTAGAGCACGAGGATAAAACAGAAGGTGCTCAGACACTGGCTTGCGTAGGAGGCGCTTGCGAGATTTAACTACAGGGGCGAAAGCCCCTTTTTAGTCTTAGAAAGATCCACCCATAGGTGAAAGCAAAGCTTGGTTTTCAGCTTCAGTTGGAACATCAGTAGCTGCTGTAACCGCTCTAAGGGTAGCAATACTTACCGATCCTTGAAGAGCTTCTTTATAGTATTGTCCTATCCTTACAACCGCTTCTTTGCTTCCATTTAAAGCAGCTTTTAGCTGGTCTTTAGGGGGGTTGGCAAGCTCTGCTACAACATCAGGATCTAATAACACTTCAGCAGACTTACTGTAAAACTTTTCTCTTCCTTTTGTTATAGTAGACTTAGCTGCCAAGTTTATAAATTTACGCTGCGTCGATAATATTTGGTTACGGAACGTACCAGCTAGCTCTGGTATGCTTACACCAATGCTTTCCTGCACTGTATCAAGAACAGCAGCACCGCCGATACTGTCTAAAAGAACACCGTCAATGCGCGACAAAGCATCAGCAATTCCCGCTAGCTTCTGTATGTTTTGTACGTACTGACTTCCAAATACATCAGTAACAAACTCGCTATTTGCTTTAACGTAGTCAGCCATGCTTTCCTTTTTTGTGTACGCGCTCTGTAAAAACTCCTGACGTAGGCCAGACAAAACAATATCTTTTTCAGTTTTGTTAAGCTTGTTTATTTCAGATAAATACCTTTTCCTATCACCTGGTTTTGTGCGCATGTCAGCAACAACTGTAGAAAGATTTTTGTTAGAGATAGCTTTAAAGAATCCTTGAGCGTTCTCTCTTGCTTGATCCTTAAATGCTTGGTTATGCCTAGCTGCCGTGTTTCTTATGGTTCTTAGTTTCCCTGCTGTGTCGGCAAACTCTTCTTTCATTCCAAATCTTTCAATCAAACGTGCGTTTCGGCGCATAAAAGTATCTAAATTCTTTTGGTTAATGTTTCCATCTGGGCCAATAACATTTGCTTTCTCAGCCTTTAATCTTATCGCATGTCTTACAACAGCCTCTCCCTGCTTACCTACAAACTTAACGTAGTCTTCAGCTTGCTGGAAGTTCATTAACGCACTG